CTTTAGTAAAGAATCAAATAATATAAAGGATTGAAAGATGAAACAACTTCAGCAACCAGCGACGGGCAGACCCGCCGCAAAGTCTCTCTTTCTTCAAAATAATCCTGAAGGGATTTATGATCTGGACGAATTCCACAAGAGATTCGTCGAGATCGAGGATGTTACAGAGTACCAAGCCGCCATAGCGCTTGTTGGCTCATGGGCGGAATGGGAAAGGATCAAACAGAACTACCAAGAGTTTGTTGGCTTTATAGCTGATTGGGTTTTGGAAGTTGAGTTAAAGATTAAGTCTAAGTGTATTAAGAAGATTGTAGGACTTGCCAACTCAAAAGAAAAGGAAGCCTTTCAAGCCGCGAAGTTTCTCGCGACTCAGGAATATAAACGTAGGCCGGGGGCCGGCAGGCCGTCTAAAGCTGAAGTAGAGAGAGAAGTTAAACAGATTGCCAAAGCCGCCGCAGATACTAAAGATGAGAAAGAAAGAATGCTGAGAGTTCTCCAAGGAGGTAACAGTGCCTCGTAATTATCGTAAAGAGTATGACAACTACCAGGGTAAAGCTGACCAAATAAAAAGACGCTCTTCTAGAAATAAAGCTAGACGTAAGATGGTAGCTGCAGGTAAAGCTAAGAAGGGTGACGGCAAAGACGTAGACCACAAGAATCGCAATCCAATGGATAATGGTAAAAAGAATTTGAGGATGCGCTCTAAGTCTGCTAATCGTTCTCGGAAATAAAGGTAGGTTATGGGATATAAACGAAGTGGGCTCACACCAGCTCAATTAGAGATACGAGATTTGGCAATGAGTGATCTTCGAGCTTTTATTGGATTGGTTGCTCCCTATCGTGTCTTTGGGCATTGCCACCATGATATGATGAAATACTTGATGGAGGCACACCCACACCAACTCGTCTTGTGGCCTCGTGGCCATCAGAAATCAGCAATACTAGGATATTGGGCAGCATGGCATGTAGTTAATAATCCAACTACAACTATTCTATACGCAACCGCCACAGCGCCACTAGCAGAGAAGCAGTTAGCCTTTATCAAGAATATTTTAGATTGCGAAATTGTAAGAAAATACTGGCCAGAACTTCTAGCTCCTGAAATTGGTATGAGAACAATTTGGAGGGCAGATGAGATTGCAGTAGACCATCCAGATAGGCTATGCGAGAACATTCGTGATCCTTCTATTAAAGCTGTTGGAAGTAATACCACTATTACAGGATTCCATGCGGATGTTGTATTGCTCGATGATATTGTAGTTCTGGAAAATAGCGAGACAAAGACAGAGAGGGAAAAGATCAAAACTTGGTATTCACTTCTCAACTCTATTCTAAATCCGGGTGGATTTATTAAAGCAGTAGGAACGAGATACCATCCAGATGATCTCTGGGGAGATTTAACAAGTCTTACAGAGCCAATCTTCAATGAAGTTGGCGAGATCATAGATGAACAACCTGTTTATACTTATTCAATGAAAGTGGTAGAGCAGGATGGTGAATTTCTTTGGCCACGACATCAGCGGTATGACGGCAAGTGGTTTGGGTTTGATTTAAAGATTCTCTCTAAGATTCGATCCCAGTACATCGATAAGTCTCAATTCTATGCTCAGTACTACAACGATCCATCTGACCCACTAAATAAACGGATAAGTAATTTTCAATACTACGACAGAGAACACCTCAAAATATTTGAGGGGCGCTGGTGTGTTAATGGGCAACCACTGAATATCTATGCTGCAATCGATTTTGCCGCTTCTATTACAGCAAAGGCAGACTATACAGCAATTGTAGTTATTGGTATTGATTATGACCATCGCATATATGTATTGGACGTAGAACGATTCAAGACAAACAAGATATCTGTTATGGCCGAGAACCTTGAAGCATTATATGGTAAGTGGAGATGGATTCGTCTTCGTGCCGAGATAAACGCGCAACAAGGTCTTGTAGTAGAACAGATACGAGATTATAATCGCAAGCGCGGTGTCTATTACACAATTGATACCGTCAATCAGATTACCAATAAAGCTATTCGTATAATGACGAATCTTGAACCTAGGTATGCTGAAGGTATGGTTCTTCATTATCGTGGAGGTAACTGCCAACTATTGGAAGATGAATTATCTTCAAGTAAGCCACCACATGATGACATGTCAGATGCTCTAGCATCTTGTGTAGAGATAGCAACAGCACCATCTAGACGAATGGCTGAAAAGAAATTGTCAAATGTTGTTTATCATCCCAAATGGGGAGGAGTTAGATAATGTCCACAACTGTAGAGCTAACCGATCCTCGGCAAGATAAAGCCAAGGTCATTGATGATACTTGGCAACGATTATCAAATGAACGACAACGTTGGCTTGAAAAGGGAATGGAAGCCAGAAGATATGTTACTGCTACATCAACAGAAGACACAGAGGTTGGTTCTCTTCCTTGGAAGAATAAAACTACTATTCCTAAGTTGACACAGATAGCAGATAATCTTCAAGCATTCTATATTGCGGCATTGATGCCGGCAGACGATTGGTTTGTCTGGGAAGGTTCAGATGCTGAATCTCACGAAAAGGGAAATCTAATTGAAGCTTACTTGGGCACTAAACTTCTAGCTGGCGGATTTCGAGGTGTTGTCGAGACACTTGTTAATGATTGGGTTATGTATGGGAATGCTTTTGTTGGTGTAGATTGGGTGCATACAAAAGCTATTGATCCTCGCACAAAAGAGGCTACGACAGTTTATGTTGGTCCTAAAGCCGTTAGGATTTCACCCTTAGATTGTGTAATTGATAAGCAAGCACCATCATTTGATGACTCACCATTTATTCGTAGACGCTATATCACATTAAGCGATTTGCTGGAGCATAACGATACAGCTCCTTTAGTTCCCTATGACCCTGTAGCAGTAGATAGCACCATCAAACTCCGTAGAGGAGACAGACTAGACTGGACGGAGTTCTATCGCCAATCTGGATATGAGATTGATGGATTTCAATCATATGGTGATTATTTTGATTCTCAGTATGTAGAGCTTCTAGAGTTCTATGGTGATCTCTTTATTCGTGAGACTGGAGAAGTTCTTAAGAATCGTTGTATCATTGTAGCAGAACGCGCTTTCGTATTAGCTGATATACCAATGCCAACATGGAGTGGGAAGAAACCTTTTGGTCATGTGGGTTGGCGTGTACTTCCTGATAATCTCTATGCTCAAGGTCCACTTGATAATCTAGTCGGGATGCAGTATAGGTGTGACCATCTTGAGAATCTGAAAGCTGATACTTTTGACCAGATTGTGCATCCAGTAATTAAGATTAAAGGTGATGAGGTAGAGCCCTTTGAGTGGGGTCCGGGAGCGCAAGTTTTTGTTGGGGTAGATGGTGATGTAGACGTTATTCGCCCTGATGCTACAGTTCTTCAAGCTAACACAGAGATTGCAATTTATCATGGATTGATGGAACAAATGGCGGGTTCTCCTAGAGAAATGATGGGCTTTAGAACTCCCGGAGAAAAAACAGCCTTTGAAATTAATGTGCTTCAGCAGGGAGCAGATCGAGTATTTCAGAGCAAATTAAATCGTTTTGAAGAACTTATTGCTCATCTGTTGAATTTGATGTTTGAGATTACCATTCGTAATTTGGATGTAGTCGATGTTGCTCGTGTGTTTAATGATGATACTAGAGCACTCACTCTAACAGAAATCACACGAGAGGATGTAGTTGCTTCTGGTAAACTGCGTCCTGTAGGAGCTAAACACTTTGCTGCTCGTATGAAACGTCTTCAGGAACTACAAACATTTCTACAACTTACTTCTTCGCCAAGCATGTCTCCGCACGTATCTGGACTCAATGCGGCTAAAGCACTTGAAGAAGAACTAGGTTTTGAGAAGTATGGTATTGTTGGACAAGGCTTGGGTGTGCTAGACCAGATGCAGATTCAGCAACTTGCGCAACAACTTCAACAGGCTCTAGGACAAGGGGCGGAGATGCAGAATGCGGGACAACAAGAAAATATACCTGCGTAAACTATTAGGTGATACAGACTATGATGCTTTTATACGAGCGATAGCTGCTGATAAGATCATCCTAGATGGTTTGTCTAAAGTAATCCAGCGCAGAATGAAAGAAACTGGATTACGAGAAGATATAATGGATGATCCAATGTATAGTGTAAAGAGGCCATTCCTTGACGGAAGGAATAAAGAGCTTCGTTGGTTGTTAGAATTAATCACAGAGGAGGACTCGGATGAGTCATAACGTACTTGGGCAAGAAGTGTCAGATGACACCACAGGACAATTGGCAGATCAAGGAACAGACCAGTTCGACTATGCTGCCTTTGCAGAAGCAAACATTGGTGAAGGTAAACGGTATCAAAACGCAGAAGACGCACTAAAAGCATTAGCTAAAAAGACTGCACACCAAGACACTTTTATCGGAACACTGAAATTGGAAAATCAAGGACAGCGTAGCGATATTGAAGTGTTGAAAACTAAACTTGGTGAGTCTAAAAAGCTAGATGATCTTATGGCGCTGCTCGTTGACCCGTCTACTACACCAGCAAAAGGGGACGACTCCCCAAAACATACTCAGGAAGATATCCAGAAGCTCATTCAGCAGGCTCTTGATGCACAGCGCCAACACGACAAAGATAATGAAGTGCGGGCTACTTATCAGCAAAATCAAGACAAAGCCTTTAAGTTGCTGGCAGCAGAAGGTGGATTTGGTTCTGAGGCAAATGCTAAGAGGGCTATTCTGCAGTATGTTGGGCAGTCTTCAGAGCGAGAAAAAATTATTAATGAGTTGGGCTCGATTGATCCAGAAGGTGTCGTGCATTTTCTGAAAAGCCAAGTTAAATTGGATAACCCAATGCCCGGTACTGGTGGGACAAAACTTAATGTGGGTGCTGTCGCTGCTGATACTGGACAATTGACTTGGGAAAAAGTAAAGTTGATTAAGAAAGAAAATCCAGAACTCTATAAAAGCCGTAGTTTTCAATTGAAAATTCATCAAGCTGCTGCGGCTAACCCAAATTTTTGGAAGTAAAAGGAGAATAAATTATGTCGTTGACTAAAGCATGGGATGTAAATAATACAGTAGTTCGCTCTGAAGTTTGGGCAAAAATGATCCAAGAGGAACTGCAAGAAGAACTTATGGGGCAGGAGTTGATGTCGTGGATCACGGAATTTCCTGATGGCGACCAGCTTAATATCCCTACTCTGGCATCTATGTCTACTCGTGATTACGAAGAGAATACTGTTATTACTGTAGATGATCCCACTGTTGGTGAGTTTAATCTTACCATTGATAAATATGTGCAGTCTGGTATTGCTGTTGTAGATAAACTGAAGCAGGATATCTACTATATGGAACTGCTTACTTCTAAATTTCCTGAGCAGGTGCAGCGGGCTATCAAAGAACGTCTGGAGTATGATATTTTCCAACTCCACAAGAAACAGACTTCCAATGATGCAAATACGATTAATGGGCAGCCCCATCGTTTTGTCGCTACTGGCACATCCAATGCCATTACTCTGAAAGACATTGCTCAGGCTAAACTGTCTTTGGATAAAGCGTTTGCTCCGAAGAATGGTCGTATCGCAATTGTTGATCCTACGGTTTCGTATCAGCTTGTGCAGATTGACAATGTTATTCGTCAGGATGTTTATGGACCGCAGTCTAATCTTAAAGAGGGTTTTGGTGGGACTAAGTTTATTGGGCGTTATCTGGGCTTTGACTTCTATGAGTCGAACATGCTGGATGAAGCTACTGCTTTGGATCATGTAGCCGGTGGTGCTTTGATCGGTAATATCTTCATGACTCCCGATACCTTTATCGGCGCTATGAGACTGGCTCCTGAAGTCGAAATGTCTCGTGATTGGGAAAAGAAACGTGATATCTACCATGTGACTTCTCGTTACGGGCTTGGTCTGTATCGTCCTGAAACTTTGGTTACTCTGCTGACCGCGTAATTAACTAGCCCGTCAAGTATTTAGTGGTGATACAGTAGTCTTGTAAACTACAGAGCTGGGTTCGATTCCTAGGATGGGCTCCATTTTAAATGAATTGGGGAGATTAAATAATGGCTGATACGATTAATGGTGTTTCTCGCTATGAGGGTGTATCTGTAGACACATCGTTCGATAGTATGGATAATATGATGGATCGAGTACAGGCAATTCCCTTGAGTTTTGGAAATGCTTCTACTTCTGCTGTCGTATATGTTTCTGCACCGGCTGACGGCAAATTGGTTTCTATGCAATTGGTAGATGCCATCGGTGCCGCTACAACTGATGTAACTGTTGTAAATAACAGTAATAGTGATGCGTCTATGCTCGCAGCTACTGATATTACCACTGTTGCTGATATTGTATACGACCTTACTGGGAGTTTGTCTGCAACTGCCGCAAACTTGTATGCAGATAAGGGCGATTTGATTACGGTTACAGTGGCACAAGCTGGCGGCATTTGTGCCGGCACATTGTACTTCGCAGTACAGGGTTAATTAATTATGGGGGAGTAGGGTAACTTGCTCCCCCTTTTTCTTCTGGGGATATTATGGCCGAACACGTATCTATTACTGATCCGCAAATCCATGAACCTAAAGGTGTCTCTTCTGCAGATGAAGGACATGTTTATATTGCAGATGGATTAGGAAGTGGCGACTGGAAACTGCCGGGAGGTTCAGTATTTGGCGAGATGGAGGTAATAAATAATTCTACTATTCAAGCATTAAGCGCAGCTTCTGATGCTACATTGAATACTGCAACAGATTATGTAAAAGTAGATTCTGGCATTTGGACAGTTGGCGAAATCAATAATATGACCTTCGATGCCACGAATGATAAACTAATTATACCAGTGACCGGAACTTATCGCCTTAATGTATGGCTTTCATTTAAGATGAGTGTATTGACTACACTAGCGGCATTTAGATTCTCTTGGGATGATACAAATGATCATATGTCGGTGCGTAGAGCATTGCGATTATCTGGTAATGCTGGGGATGTGGGCTCTGTATCAATGTCCATTTTTAGACCATTGATTGCAGGAGACACCGTGTCCTTGTTTGTAGCTGCGGATAAAGCAGTTAATCTCACTGTGGTTGAAGCTGGTATTAATGTAGTTCTTATGAAAGAAGAATAACATGGCTAATCTCACATATTTGCAAATAGTGCAACGAGTATTGTCCGCTACCAATGGAGATTCCGTTACATCTATTGATGAAACTATTGAAGCTGAGGAGATAGCTAATCTAGTACAAACCGTATATGACGCGATCATCGAAGATTTTCCGTGGTATCATAAGCGTAGCTCTATTCAATTAGAAGCCACCACTACTGATAATTTGATGAAGTTGCCTGATGGTGTAGAACAGCTTCTGAGTGATATTATCTATTATGATAAAGAGCCTGTGTACTGGATGAGTCCTGAGCGTATGCGAGAGCATTTAGCGAAAAGGAACTCTGACGATGACAATGTGGACACGGCTGGCGCTTATAATGATCGTAATCCTAAATATTGGTCTTCCTATGATGATGAACACATTATCTTTGATGCTTATGACGGGAATCTTGTTAGCGCTCTCACTGATGTATGGGCTGCTAGTGCTCCTACAGCGCCAATTGAGAATGACGATATCCCAAGCTTACCACATCCTCTCCATACCGTGCTCTTGTACGGGGTCTTGGAAGAAGCATTTAGAACCCAAAAAGGAGATGAGATTGCTGCTAGAGCATATGGAACAAAGTACATCAAAGGGCTAGCTAAGGCAAAACGGTGGGCCCAACGTGTAAATAAAGAGAATAAGCCCGGTGATAAAATTAATTATGGTCGTAAGAATGTTTCTGTCACTAGATCAGAGACGGCCACTAATCGTGTAATTGAGGGTTAATTATGGAATTCCCTGTAATCGAAAACCATGACCGAGGATTTCGTGTCAGACTGAATCAGAATGTTTATTTGCCGGGTATTTATTTGAAATACATTATGGCACAAAAAGCATTGGCAAGATACGTGGCGCAGCAATTGGATTACAATAAACGTAGACGAACTAAGAAGGAACAAGACTAATGGGTGAGCGGCGACAATCTGCAACATATTTTACATTCAAAGGCGGATTGAATACAGAAGCTAGTGATTTGAATGCTGCTCCTGAAGACGCCCGCATCCTAAAGAATGTAAAAATTACTGAGAAAGGTACTGTTCGCCAACGTAAAGGTATTGATTTTCTGCCAGCACTTAACTCAGATAATTTATACATGGCGGACAGCACCGATCTCTCAGAGTATGCAGGCACATATGTAGAGCCTGCACCAGCAGCAACTGATTTACGAATTATCAAAGATGATGGAACAGCATTTAGAATTTGGATTCTACATATTGGGCAGTATGTATATATTTATAACCAAGAGACTCTTCCTATTCTTTATAATATAGCGTCTTATCGGCAGCGTATTCAATTCCCAAATGAGTTAAACAAGAAGTATCAACATGTTAAAAGTATGTTTGTCTCAGATGGAAAACGCGTCTATGTGCTAAATCCCTATCTTCCTTTATTGTATCTGAAGTATATTGAATCTGATGACGCATTTGCATTCTATTCCGAAAGTATTCGTATACGAGATTTGACTAATACCATAAAAGGAGATGATCGTGTAACACATAACGATTATACCTATAGGGCGATTCTTACACACCAACCCGTAGCTGAAAATGAGCCCGGTGAAGGAACAAACTGGAAAGATGTGTGGGTTCTTGAAGGGAAAGCTCCAGCAGCAGATGCCCCAGATGCTTGGGCTTTAGCTGATGGGCAGTATGTCAGTGTTCCTAGCACCGTTTGGCAAATGGATGGTGAGGGCTTCCTTACCCAAGTCACTACATGGACCGATTATGAGTGTGTTGTAACCCATACTAGTACTCTTGTTAATAAGCCCCCTAATGTTGATTATTGGCGCGCTGTTCAATCTAGAATAGGTCAGACAATAGATGGGGTGGGTATAGTCTATTCTGATGATGTCATTAATAGAAATCAGAAGTATCCATTATGGGCAGAAGGGCAGGCTTATAACCAAATTGATCCAGATCAGGAGTACTATTCTAATGTGAAGCAGGTAGAGTGGTTTGGTAATGATGGTCTGCCTTCTGGATATGCTTGTGGTTCTATGGCTGGCGGAAGACTTTGGTTAGCCAATCCAACAGGAAATCCAAATACTATATATTTTAGCCAGAGTATTGAAGATGAACGCAACTACTACAGTATGTATACTTTTGCGGACCCTAGGAATCCTGATGATCCAGATGTTGTGGATACTGATGGGGGTGTAATAAAGATTCCAGCTATTAATGAAATTGTTGGGGTTGCTGATTATAAGGGTGGGATTCTGATTCTAGCTACTAATGGTATCTGGTTTATATCGGGAGCAGATAACTACTTTAAAGCTACATCGTATAGTATAAACAAGATCACGGATGACGGATGCTTAAGCCGTTTTGGTTGGACATATGTAGAGGATTCTATTGTCTATGCTGGGTCTGGCGGCATCTATGCTATAACTCTAGATCAAGTTAGTGCTAAACCTACTATTGTTTCTATTTCAGATAAGATTAAGAGCTACTGGACGTCAATTCCTAGATTTCAAAGACAATCAGTAGATGTGTCGTATAATTCGGACACATTTCAACTTATCTTTGGTTTAAATATTGATACTCCATCGTGGTTCTATACACTAAATAAATATACACAACCTATTAAGTATCGTGATTTTTTAATCTTTGATACGAAGATGCAAGCATGGTATACTTACGAACTTACTGCTGATCCTAGCGGAGCATCCGTATCTATTTCCAGTATGGCCCCATTTGCCGTAAATCTGTTGCAGACAGAAGAAGTGACTGTTTTAGGGGAAGTTGTTATCGTCGATGGAGATATCGTATATACTGCTCCAACACAATCAGATAATCAGGTGTATACTGGATTAGTGTTTGTAAAACGTAATGGAAATAGCGTCGATTGGAGTTTTGGCATTATGGAAGCAGATACTCTTGTAGACTTTAACAAGAGTTCCGCTGATGCCGAAACTAATATTGGAATTATTGAAACTGTTCCGCAGTTATTCTCGGATATTGGACACCAAAAGCAACTCCCATATTTGCATACTGCATTTGAACGAGTTGAGGATGGGTTTGATTCAGAGACAAGAACATATACGAATCCCGGTAGCTGTAATGCTAGGGTGATTTGGAACTGGGCTACTGATGAATCTGCTGGAAAAGATTTTGGTCCTGCCTACCAAGCATATAAGCCTAATAGGTACAATATGGTCTACGAGAATGGGCAGCTTATTGGACAACGTGTAGTTATGTCAAAGCATCGTATTCGAGGATTTGGTCAAGCATTGGCTTATAGGTTTGAAGGTGATGCTGGATATGATTTTCATTTACTAGGATGGCAGTCAGACTTATATGTTAATCCAAGAACTTAAGCAAACGCACACTACGGTTTATCTGGGCGATAGAGCTGTTGGAGAAATCATTATTATATTTTCTCCAGCAGTTCCAGATGCAGTAGAAGTTCATAGTAAACAGTATCTATGGACACATAATACATATAAGCAAATGCTAATTGCATGGGAAAGTATAAAGTTGCAATTAAGAGAGGCAGGATATACTAAGATAATGACGACTGCTCTCATAGCTAATGGTATTACGTATCCTAAATATATTATGATGTTTGGATTTACTGAAATGAAAGCGTTAACTATAGCTGGCGTAGAAGTTTGGTACGCAGAAATGAGGTTAGAATGACTATTGCTGTTGCGGCACTAGCATTATCTGCCATAGGCACTGGCGCGGCTGTGGTTAGCAGTATTGAAGCGCGTGGAGATGCTAGGCGCCAAGCTAGAATACAAAAAGAACAGGCAGCATTACAGGCTAGACAGACTCAAGTGGAACAGCAGCGTGCTGCGCGTATTAGACGAGCTGCTTTAGTAGCGTCATCTGCTGCACAAGGAACCTCGTCCTCGTCCGTGGAGTCTGGATTAACTGCAATAGGCACGCAGTTAAATAATCAAACTGATATTTTGTCACAACAGTTAACTTTACAAAATCAGCAGATTGATGTGTCTAGAGATCAAACTGTGGCATCAGCTAATGCTGCTATTGGGCAAGCTATTGGAAACTTTGGTGCTGCAGCACTAACTCCATACGGAAGTGATAATCTGTCCCTCGTGCAGCGAGCTTTGCAACCTTAATAGGAGAATAATATGGCAGAACAAAAGACTACAGCGCGGGTGTCTACAGAGATTAAACCTGTGCCAATTACTGAGCGTCCGCAAGTCGGAATTGCATCAGTTACCGTTAAGCCATCTCCTATTGCAGAACTTGTTAATCCTATTGTAGGAACTTTGGCTAAACTTGCTGACCAGCAAAAGGCTGGCGGCCCATCCAGAGTTAATGATGTTGTTAGGAAAGTTATGAATATGGGCCAAGCCGATATGCAGCAACTTTCAGACAGCGGGAATCTTAATTCCAAAACCTATGCAGGAGTGAGGGATAGGCTATACTCAAATTATTTACAGTTAGCTAGTGATCTACAATTAACTGCTGAAGAGCAAAAGTCTGGTTTTACGCAGATAGGCGCATTATCATCTAATGTATTTGGCCAAGACAGGGTAAAACAGGTACTTGATCCAGCTACTGGGATTAATACTGTTTCTGTTGATGGAGATGTATTGGGTAGTTATGTGGATACAGAAGCCGCGCAAGCAACTTATCTCGCGCAGATTAAAGAGACTATCGGCTCTACACAGGCTACTACTTTAGCTTTTGGGCTTGAGGGCAAAAATGCTGATGGATCAGTATCCCAGAATCCTGAGAAAACTAAAACTACTGCGGCAGAATATCTGTACACATTAGTTAATACTTTGGGCAACTTGAGCCAAACTAAATTCCAAACTGATATTCAGAAAGCTACTATTGATTTCAAACAGGCAGGCATAGACCATACTGCATTAGTGGCCAGAGAAGAACAAGGAACGTATTCTGCTGCATTTACCAAATTGAGCAGTGGGGTGCTTTCCAATCTAATGACTGAGAATGGGGGCCAGTGGCTAAAAGGTCCGCCAGAAGCTGCAATTGCTGAGTATAAAAGTAGAATTGTTCAATTAGCACAAGCCACAGAATTTCAAGAATATAAGTTGAAACTGAATCAACCAGATTTTTACGATAATATGATTGCTAAACACGTTGAGATCGCTACGGGATTACTTTCTGGGAAAAATATTAAAGTATTATCGCAGTATCGTAGAGATTATCAAGAATCTGCCATGAAAGTTATTGCCAATGATGCTGTGCTTGGTATGGGAACATCTGCTGTAGCCGCATATGGTAATTCAGAAGCATTTCAACAGTTGGTGTCAGCATCTGTTATCTCTGCTGGTTTTTCTAATCTTCCCGGTGCGGCAGAGACCCCCATAGGGGCTGCGTTGCAGGGATTAATTTCTGGGCAGTCTATTGGATCGGTTGAGGGTAGGCTTACACAGATGCAGCCTATTACAAATCCAGCGGATATGACTGGGGATATTAATTGGCTTGTTGGAGAGATGCGCGGGCATATGAAAGGGCTTACTGGTATAGGTCCAGCAACTGGATTAAATTACTACGGAGCTATGCGCTTACTCAAAGAGATAGAAAGTAGCCCCGCCGTTGACAGGTGGTTACGATCTAAAGAAGTTGATCCAAAACTGCAAAAAGGTTTTATTGAAACTATAAACCAATGGGAACAAGTACTCATTGATATGGGGATTACTCCAGCAGATATGGAAGAGTTAAACAATAAGAAGTACAAGCCTAATGATATCTTTACACAAGGTCTGCCTACCGATTAACTAGGAGCTTATAATGGCTGAGGATTTTGATTTTAGTTCTGGATTAATCGCTGATGATACACAGATCAAGAATGAATTGGCACAAATGCGCCAAAAAGTCAATGAACTGGCCGTCAGTAATAATCAGTATGCAAAGCAGGATAAAGCATTTACTGATCTCAGAGCAACTGATCTACAAGTAAAAAATATGACTGCTACAGATAGGTTGATGCAGAATGATGTAGATGCTCTTTATGGGATTCGTAATGAGAATACTAATCCTTTGGATCATCCAAGCTTTGACCAAGAACGCGCAGATAATCGGCAAACTCAGATTAATGCCCTACAGAAAAATTTGCAAGAGTCTCTGTCAATGGAACTGCTTCCAGCTAAGGGAGATGCTCAATTTACAGCTATAGCTAGAGATGCCCAAGATTTACGGGCTCTATATAAGAAGTCTGTTGAGCAGAAGAAACCATTTGGCGATATCTGGTTGGAGAATGTTGACACATCAGAATTGTCCTATATTGACCGTACAAAACTTAACATGCAGGCTCGTGCATATGAACTTGGTTTATCCACAAATAAAACGTGGGAAGAAATAGATAAACAAGTACAAGAAGAATTCAAACAAGTACTGGAACCAATGTTGGCCGATCCTGTTTATTCGCAATTAGCCGGGGTCACTCCTGCCGCATTAAATGCCGTGTTTGAGCGCAGCAGTTCTTTTAATAAGCAGTTTCAACAGAATACGGCTCTGATTGGTACAGTAACAGATGTGGAAAGGGCTGGGGGAAAGGCAGTACTTGGCATCGCTGAGGATATGTTTGTATCTTTTATTCCCGTAGTCGGAAATGCTGCAGGGGCTTACATGGCGGCAACTGGTGATGATGTGGTTGTCAATACTATAACAGGAGAAGATGAAAAACTCCCTTGGTGGGCTCGTGGTTTAATGGCTCTTCCTGTCATTGGACCAGCATGGCGGGGAGGCAAGGCACTTACTAAAGCTACTAAAGGGATGCTAGAAGGAAAGTATGGAAAAGAGACTGCTGCTTTTATTATGAAGGGTGGTGTTAACCGAACCAGAGCAGCTTTTCAAAAGATTGCTAATTCAAGTTCTGATATAGACCATCTGTTGAAGTCTATTGATAATGGGGAGATTCTTCTTACTGAATCTGACGAGATGATGGTTCAGATTCTACGGGGGGTAACTGGCAAGAATAAAGGGACATCTGCTGCTATTTTAAATAGAAAAGATTTGATTGGTTCTCCTGTTGCGGATTTAGCTAAAGATGCTGTGATTACAGGTGATGTAGGAGCACGACAAAAGATCACCCAACTCATTATGGATGTGTCTGATAATCAAGCATCTAGAAGAGCTCAGAAAATTATTTCAGCATTAGGGGTTGACTCTGATGGGCTACAACTACTCCTTAAAGACGCGAGAGCTGCTCAACGCCCCTTATCTGTAGCTAAAGAAATTGAAGCACAAGTGCTAGAGCACACTAAAACTCTAGCTAAACAAAGGCAAAGACTGGCAGCACTAGAGAAGGCTCGACAAGTTAAGGCAGATAAATTGGCAGTAGCTAAGGCTACAGAAGATCGAGCTAAAGAGGCTCCTGCGTTTGAAGACATTACTACTAATGTCGCACCATTGGTTGAAGAAGCTAAGGTGGGAGAAAATGTGGTAGTTTCTTCAGGAGAACAAGTTAAAGTCGTTGAACAGACTCCTGCTAAAACTACTGTGATTGACTCTAAGGGAACTGTGTCAGAGGTAAGTAAAGGGCTAACAGCGGATCAACAGGCATTTATAGCAGCTAAAGTTAGACAGCTTGGGTCATTGGAAAAAGTTCAAGCATGGTATACTGACGAGTCTCCTGTAACGGATTATGCCATCAAGCTAGCGACTGAGCTTTTCCAGACTATTCCTGGGCAAGTATTGTCCAAAACCGGAGAAAAAGTTGTATCATTCGCTAAACTGGCTCGTATTAGGCAACAAATAACGGATATTAGGGTTGCTCTTGGCAAGGGAGAACCTGTCATGACTGACTTGGATAATCTAATTCAACGCATCTCTGACGATATTAAAGCTGCCCCAGATCATCCAAATGTTGCGCGTAGACAAGCACTCCTTGAAGAAATGCAGAAGTTGCGTCAAGAGCATGTAGGGGCGCCTCTACCTAATACTGTTAAACCTACTCCTGCTGCCGCTGTTATTCCTTCTGCGCTTGCTGCTGAAACCACTACTCATATTTTACGTAAAGGTGCTGGGGTTGATCTGAAAGCTATGTCTAGGCCAGATCAATTAAATCATCTGATTAATACCAATAATAGAACTGGGCCGGTCCTAGAGCATATTGCTACTTCATCTGAAGACCCAATACTGCGGAAGATCGCTTCTAGAATTAGAGGTATTATACCGACTGTTCCTATTCATGTAGTTACTGAAGATGCCTCTGCAGCTTTAAAAGCGAAAGTAGAAGGGGCATATGGAGTCATGACAGGAGCAAGAGAATCTCAGAGAGTTGGTAATATCTTAATTAATGGTATGGACTTGGGGAAAGGAAAAACAGGGCTCACTGACGTTACCATTATTCATGAATCTCTGCATGCTGCAACCTTTAAAAGGCTGGCTTCTATTAAAAAAGCTACAAGCGGGGCTGATCTGGCATTAAAAAATAGATTGACTTCGATCCAAGACGCAATCAAGCAATATGTCTCAGCTCTTGATCCTGAATCGACTGACAAAATTATAATCGGAGGAAAAGAGCGTAGCCACAAAGCGATCATTACTTATTTACAAAATAATAAATTAATGACAAGTGTAGACGAGATGGTTGCTAAAGGGTTGACTGATCCAGATGCTCAAGAAATTTTGCACAGCATTAAAATGCCGCAACCTGAAACTACTCTGTGGACTCAGTTTGTAGAGATGGTCAGGGACATCTTAAAACTTGGTGATGTAGAGCATACCGCACTGAGTGAGCTGCTCGCATCTACAGATGCCGTTATTGGCGATCTATCTCATGTTGAGCTACTATCACTTGAACAACTGAAAGCTGCCAAAGAAGCTGGGGGAACATATGCCCCTACAATTGAATTACTCCAACGGGAGGGTAAATAATGGCATTGGCTAAACTCTTGAAACTTATCGAGGACGGCACTTCTTTCAGAATCAGACCAGAAACTCTAAACGGTCTGAAGGAACTGGAAGGCGGAGCCGAAGCTGTCGGTAAGCTACAATCGGACTTTAATCTGTCTGCTCTGAAATCTGGTGAATTGTTTGCTGAACGTAAGGTTATAGATTCTGCAATAGATGCTGCGAGAACTGAAGTAGCAACAACCAGTGGAACCATAGATCAACTTTCTAACTTTTTTGGGAAACATATGCAGGGTGAGTTGCCTCCGGGTGACTCCCCTATTACCCATGCTTTGAATACATCCAGTATTATATCTGGTGTAGCTCTACCACAGCAAATGCTAGCACAATGGAAGAAAGTACACCAAGCAGCAGATATTATTAATGCTAAACTGTCGCCAACTCAATTTGATCTTCTCCCGACAACTACTAATTGGGATAAACAGACAATCAAATCGGGTGTGTGGCATCTATTCTCAAATCCTAAGTATGCGTTTGACCAGTTGTCTAAAGACCTCGTAACTAAACCGACGGAGTTGAAGTATACTGCGGATAAATATGGTAAGCATGCACGTGGAATCTGGAAGACTCTAACTAAGGGAATGAAAAAGGATGAGATGTCTGACCTTAATAGAGTGCTGGCTGCAAGTAATGACGCAGAAGAAGTATTTACACCAACTTTCAATGGCCTGAAGACGGCTGCTGGTGAGATATTTGAAGTTAGCGATGCTGTGCAGGAAGCGTACTTTGGTACACGCATGCTCATGGATCATATGTATTGGTTGAATAATACTGCGGCGGTTCGACAAGCTAACTCGCGTGGGTTTAAATTGCTCAAGTCTAGTGACGAAGCAAGTCGTTTAGTAAAAGAGATTAAAGGAAGAGCAGGACAATCGTATGCTAGATTTAAAACTGTAGCTGGTGCTGAACCTGAATATGTGAAATGGCATCCTGATCTTTATAAAGATGGCTATCGAGTAGTTGAAATGCTCGGTAAAGAAGGAAAACAAGTTCATGTAGTCTTGTCTGAAAGTGAAGTAGCTGCTAGACTGAGCGACGTTCCAGAGATGTATGATATGATTGGGTATCGTAAAGGCTATGTCCCTGTTATATACAAAGACCAATGGGCTGTCAATCGAGTAGCTAAACTTAAAGATGGGACATATAGAGCAGCAAGAGTATCTACTGCGCCTACTAGAGTTAAAGCTAATAAAGCTGTAGGCGAACTCCACAGCAGCCATGCTCTAGCTGATGATGAAGTGGAACAATTATTTATTGCTGCGCGTAAAAATGATTCCTCTACAGACGTAGCATATGGAGAAAATCTTCATAATATTTTGGATTCTCTTAGTAGATCAGAACTAGATTCTATGAAAGCTGCTTTGCTCAAGTTAGGTCTGGATAAAGATATTGTAGATTCGCTTGAGCAGACTGGAAGATTCTTTTCGCATAAACGTAATCCATATATGATGAAGCGTGGAATGCGGCTGAAAGATTGGACAGGCCAAGGAACTGCTGATATACTTCCGGCTGATGAAGCTATACAGAAATATCTCCAATCTTCGGCGAGTTATGCCTCTAACGCTGATTATATTGGAAAACTAGAACAGCAGTATCTAGATGAGTTTGGAGAACTGCTTACTGATACGCATGATTTTCAGTCTCCATTTCGGGCGGCACGATCTATGGTATCGTCTAATGGGAGAACTACACTTGAAGCTAATCTAGTGCGTTCCCAGATTCAGCGTGTAGCAGGAACTATGTCAAATACTGATCGTATTATGGAAAATTTCATTACTACGACATTAGATAAGTTTGCTACTACAAACATTGGAAAAGCATTTGATAATATTCTTGATAAGATGTCAGATACATGGGGACTTAATAGGTTAGTGGGGCCGGTGTCTCTAACACAGGGACTTGCTAAAGTAAAGGGTTTTACAGCGACGGCGAAACTGGGTCTTTGGAATATATCTCAAGCTGTCGTTCAGGGTACTGCTGCTCTAAATGTCATAGGTAAGAATCCTATTATGGCGGCTAGAGCAACCAAAGATGTTGTTCAAGCACTAGGTCCAGAGATTATGAAAATCGGTAAGACTGCTGAAGGGTCACGTCTTTATAAATTAATAGACGATTCTGGTTTTATTGCTGGATTTGACTATGTAGAATTACAGCGAATCGCAGCCAAGGGCACCGATAAACTCTTTGGCTCTAGGGCTTTACGTAAAGTCTGTACAAATCTGATACCTTATCATCTTGGAGAAGGCGGGGTTCGGGCTCTTGCATGGTTTACAGAATACAGAATTTTGTCCCAACAAATAGCTCGTGGAGTTGAGACTGTAGCACAAGATTCTCCTAGAATGCTCCAGATGGTAAACGAGGCGGCTTCTATTACAGCATTGAATATGTCTCGTGTAAATCAACCATTACTTGCTCGTGGGATTCTGGGTGTTCCTTTTCAATTTAAACAGTTCCTAGTTCAACAAGCAGAGTTTTTGTTTGGGGCGAAGAACTTTCGTAATCGTGGGGAACAGCTAGGAGTATGGGCAGCATGGGTAGGAGCATTTGGTATTCAAGGAATGCCTTGGGTATACGACGTCGGCATTGCAGTAGATTCTGGTCTTGAGTGGGGAGCGGAGCGTCTTGAAGAACTTGGTATTGATGTTGCTTCCCCTAAAATGGTGGGTATCTCTAGACGTGCTATTCAAGAAAATTCAGATGCTATCGCTAGATTTCTGGCTGATAATGATATGGCCAAGACGGTCACTAAAGCTATTGGAAAGAAACGCTATGATGATGCGAGGGCGTTCTGGGATAGGATGATAAATCAAGGCTCTCTGTCTGCTATTACAGATGGTGAATGGAATATCGCGAGTCGTGCTTCTTTAGCTAGGGTATTCACTGAGTATTATGGTACTCAGAAAGTAGATGACTATCTGTTTGGGCCGGGATATCAAACTGCTGTGATGCTTATCCACAACAATATTGACAGTGTTGGAAGTCTTATTGAAATGTGGAGGAACGATGAAGCATTTACAGCACAATATCTCCTTGGAAATGCTGCTAGAGCGACAAGGGGATTGCCCGGATTACAGCATCCCCTCCAAGCGGCGGAAACTTATCTAACTGGGCAATGGAAAGACACAGAACGCAGACTTATTGAAAACGAACCTACTCTTACGCAGATTCTCATGCTTGGAACAGGGTTTAGCCCTGCTCAAAGAGCTGAGAGATTTGAGCGTATCGAATTTACACAGAAGCAGAAAGATGCGTGGAAAGAATGGCTTCGTGGTAGGCAAGATCGTATCGCTAGGCTCTCATATGAGGGTAATACGAAGTATGCAACTGCATTGCTCGATGACACTCTTAAACAAATCGCTGAAGTAAACCCACTCTTGGGAAGAGAATTTATGATGTCCTATTCTCAAGAGATGATCCGCAGAGGACTTAGTGAGGATGCTCGTGAGGTTCTGTATCGCATGCAGGATGCTCAAATATACGATTCCTCGTATGACAAATTCTTCTTTGGTAGAGATACCTACATCGGATGGGGGGATCGCTAATGGTTGTACAAAAACGAGATTCAACTAATCTAGTTTGTGAAGTTCATGAAGAGTACATTCAATCAATAGCTGTTCTAAATAATAATATTCAATGGCTCACCCGTATAGGAAAGTGGGTAGTTGGTACTTTAGTAACTGCTAGCTTATTTATTCTTGGTGCTATTGGCACTTTTACTTATAAGGCTAGCGAAGCTTACGCGCAGATACAGAAAAATACAGCAGCTATTGAACATATGATTCAACATGAAAAGGTGGAGGCGAGTAATGGGTAATAGTCTAGTTAATATAGATGTTGGTAGCATCGCGTCTAGTATTATGGATGGGCTGGATAAACTCTTTACATCTGATGAAGAGCGTCTAAAGTACGCTAATATGATTGAGCAACGGCTCCATGAGAGGCTAACAGCTCAGACTGATATTAATCTGAAAGAAGCAGAGAATCCGTCTGTATTTGTATCTGGATGGCGACCAGCTCTAGGTTGGACTTGTGTTGGTGGTATTGCCTATCAGTTTATTCTACAGCCTATGCTGATTTGGATTAATACTTCTATTTCATTTGTACTAGGAACTGAGGTTCCACCCCAGCCACCTATGTTGGATATAGAACAGCTTCTGTCTCTTGTTGTCGCTATGCTTGGTATAGCTGGGTATCGGAGTTATGAGAAAGTAAAGAACGTAGCGAGGATAAAATAATGCCTATACAATCATGCAAAGACAAAGGTAAGACCGGGAAGAAGTACGGCAAGCACGGTAAATGCTATACTGGAAAAGATGCTAAGAAAAAGGCGTCTAAACAAGCTGTAGCTATTAAGATTAGCCAAGGTAAGATAAAACCTAAAGGGGGCAAACGTGGCCGATAAACCTGTATATACAACTGTAACTGGTAACGCAGTCTATTCCGCTGCTACTCTTAATGCTGCGTTGAATACGCTAGCCTCTGCTATTGAGGATTGTCTTGGGAGAGGGGGGACATCTGAATCTCCTAATAGTATGCAGGGCAATCTCGATATGAATCTTAATAGGATTCAGAATCTCGACACTCCTAGTAGCAGTAGAGATGCTGCCAATAAATCCTACGTTGATTCTGCTATAGCCGCTGCTGGCCTTACTCCTGGTGAGATTGTTGTTGATATTACCCAAGCTAGACATGAAGCTACTGCAACTGACGGACAAACTGTATTTACAGGGCTCCCTACTTACACAGTAGATAGCAATAGTCTTGCTATTTATATTGATGGGCGTAGACAAAATTCTGATGCTTATATTGAGACTGATGGAAACACTGTAACATTTACAGAGCCTTTGTCTGCTGGGCAAGTAGTGCTTTTTACTGTCAATGATTTTGATGGTGGAAGTAGTCTTGCGGGCTCTGTAACTCCAGATAGCGGTAAGGCAGTATTATGGGATGGACTATCTAATAGAGATGTAAGATTAAATGGAGCAGTTATAGATGGATCACAAGATTGTACACAAGCCTTTGTCAATGCCTTTGCAGTAAGTAAAAAAGTATATGCTTCAGCTGGTATATTTAGGGTAGATGATATTACCTTATTTGATGATTGTGAATTGATAACAGATGGATTTCTTACAATATTTCAACAGAATTCAGGATTAGAGACTGGACATGCTTGTATAAGAATTCAAGGTTCTAGAACCAAAGTAGGAGATTGTACAATATATGGGAATATATCTACAGATACAGGTGAATGGAGTAATGCATTAGAGGTTATAGCAAAAGCATCTTGTGGAAATTTAAAAGATATAGAGATAGGTAATATAAGAGGATTTGATATAAGGGGTGATGTTGTAGCTATAGGACAACAACCCGGATATACTATAAGTAATGTAAACTTAAAAAGTGCTTATGGTGACAATGTTTATAGGCACATCTTCTCAGGTGTTGGTGGAGATAATGTAGAAATAGGTTGGATTGATGGAGAAAATTATGGACTTATGGCCTTGGATCTTGAGCCTTATGCAGGAGTAGGTCCTTGTAAAAATTATAGGATAGGATATGTAAGGGGTCGTAGAGTAGGAAATATAGGTGAATCTGACTTAATAAGGAATGATAATATACAGTTTGGAACAATTATAATTGATGGATCAGTTGGAGTTAGTACTCCTGCATATCCTTTACCAACAGAGTATGGATATGTTCCAAGACACTCAAATAACACAAGAATAGGAAGGTTTTATTGTAATGGATTAAATACTCCAGCTATTTATCCAATAGATTATTCTGATGGACTTATAATAGATTCATTATATCTTAAAGATTGTGGAGAGCTTGATACAACTCTGTATCAATTTATGTCATTACAAGGAATATCAAATGTAACAGTAAATAGAGCTGTATTTGAAAATACAACACGTGATAATATGAGAGTTATACAATTTGCTACTAATGCAGTTTTTAATCACGTAAAAGCTACTCTAAGGTCTGGGTCATCAGTATTAAGACAAAGTCAAAATACAATAATAAATCATCTTGAATCTACTTCTGGTCTTGGAGTCTTATTCGGAGGTAATAGTAATGGATCAGCAGTAAATGGGGGAAGTTTCTATGGAGAATATATATGTTCATATAGTAATAAAAACAAAATGCGAAACCTTATAGCTACTGCATCAATAGCATTATTTGTTTCAACTTATGAAGATAACTTTATAGAAAATAGTACATTAAATGGAAATTATTATTCTTATGGGGTAACTAATAGAAATTATCTTATGCCTATAAGATTTGGACAACATCATGTATGGGTTGATTCAACTGGAGATTTAAGAATAAAATCATCTGCTCCAACATCTGATACGGATGGTACAGTAGTTGGTTCTCAATCATAATTGGAGGTATAAATGACTACACGAGGACAATACCAATCTGATCTATCTTTTAAACCAGCAGGTGCTAAGGGTGATGGAATTATTGATGACACTGTAGCAATACAAACAGCTCTTGACAAATATGAACATGTGATTCTTGAAGCTGGTGAATATCGGATAACTCAGACAATTAATATTCCGGCAGGTGTTAAATTTGAATTAAGAGGATCAGTTGGTAACTCACCGACAACTCAATCACCAACAAGAATTATTAAAGATGCTTCTTTGTCTGGTCCAGCAATTCAGATTCAACAAACAGGATGGATGACTGGTGGTGGGGTATATTGTGATGTTGGAAATACTGGTGATGGGATACAACTGCTAAGTAATTCCGCACGACTCTCTAATTGTTATATTCATGGGGCAGAAAATGATGGTGTTAGGGTTGGAAACGCTTTGGGAAATAATGTTAATTCCTGTGTAGTTGAGAATGTTAAATCCGAGTACAATGGAAGACACGGGATATATGTTCACCATGAGTTCAACGAGGCCCCAGACACGAACATGACATTGTTGCTAAATTGTCAGGGTAACTACAATGGAGGTGATGGGATAAAGGTTGGTCACGCTCAATGGACAAATATAATTAATGGTCTGACTCAGGAAAATGCCGGCGCTGGTTTATACCTGTCCGGTGATACCTGGGCGTACTCCCCTAGTACCGCCGAATGTAGATACACAACGGTTATTGGTGGCGATTTTAATGAAGGAAATGGCACAGCAAGTGTGTATAATGCTGCGTATTCAACAAGCATAATTAACCCAGACCCTAATCAATTAATTACTGATAATGGGGTATACACTAATTATATCACTAATAGAAAATCTATACTACAAGAATTGGAATTGAAATATGGGCATTTGTTCTTTCCCTCTAGCCAAATACCATATGCTGACCCCTATGTACTAGATGCGTATGAAGAAGGTACAGTTACACTAACAGCAACGGGCATGACCACTAGCCCAGCTATGGCTGCAGACTTTACACTTATAGGAAATAATGTAACCCTACATCTTGAGGATTTACAGGGAATAAGCAACACCACATCGTTTACACTAACTGGTATCCCAACACGATTAAGACCTACGTCTAACAGAACATTCCTGGTTCGTACTATTAATAATGGGGGATCAGTAGCAATAACAGTAGCATTTATAGACTCATCTGGGGTTGTCAATATATTTAATAATTTGACAAAAGCTGCTGGAAGTTGGACAGCATCAGGTGATAAGCGGATACTAGCGCAGACATTATCTTATACACTTTAATCACATAAAATTGATCGAGCTATAAAAGAAAAGCCCCCTTCTCTTAATTGAGTTGGGGGCTCTTTATTATAATTCAGGGTGTTCTATAATATATTGATAACAAACAGACCCTAATTCATTGTACTGATTAACTAATTCCTGATACTGCAGCAAAGAGTTCGTCAACTGTATCTTTAGTTGGTGATTCTCTGCGAGTAATAGGGAGGTGTCTGATTCCTGAATCTTGAACTGACACCCCAATAAACTTAGCAATACGAGGAGTGCTAGCATAGTCTTCATAGTAAATTCCCAGTCCTAGAAATGCTGCCAAAGCCAACTCTACTTTAGCTCCGCTACTATTTTCCCATCCTTTCATTAGGTAGATAGCTTGGCATTCCATAATAGCAGCAACATCTCTGCCTATACACCGTTTAGCCATCTCAAGGTTGGGGGACACATCTTCTGGAGGAAAGTCAATCCAACCTTCATGTACCCTATCCAAATCTGCTGGTGAGATAGGTATAAATCCCTGCTCCACTAATGAATGGTATGCTTCATCGAATGCTGGGAAATTGAATTGCGGATACCCTCTCATAGGCCCAGCAATATAAATTTTGTCTGCCATTAGCACAATTCCTTATAGGCTTTAATAGCCTTATCAACAGTACCTGCCCCAAGTTCCGTATTATAGTATTTCTTCCAGTACTTAGCCCACCCATCAAGGTCGGTAGGAATGGGCTCTGGAAATTGCAAGTAGTACACACGAGACATCAAGATCGCATATCCAAGATTAGACTTGAGTTCCTTTGCTTTACATTGCACTCCGTACTTAAGAATTTCATTGGAAAGTCCAGTTCGTTTTGCCAAGAAACGATCCCACAAATCATCGTGGGTTCTTGGTTCCATTTGAAATACTCCTAGTGCTGGCCCTTTAATCTGCTTAATATAATAACCCAATTTGCTTTCTACTGCGGCAGTAAGCATCAGCAACTCTACTGCTTCAGCGCTATACAATCCAGCATCTTTCAAAACTTCAGTAATCAATTCTCTCAACTGATCTTTGTTCATATCATCAATCTCCTTGTTAAATTCCACAGATTCCGCCAATACAGGACTCTTCGTTTTCTGTAAAGATATGTCCTCGTTTGCTGAGGGCATCCGAATACTTAACTGCGGTGATAGGCTGGCCACCTCTAGCACCGTCGGGATACATAGTGATACCCCTAAGACCATGACAATACTTAGCCAGTACCTCTGCCATGTCTTTAACCTTGGTTTCATTATTGAACTGAGTACCCCATGCAGGGAGATTGATTGTACTTGAGATACCCATGTCCACATACTGTTGTATATCATATTGAAACTTTATTCGTCGTTCAGGATTACGGGCGAGATCGCTAGCTGTTTCGATAGAGTCTGGATCAAGTCCCCCTTCTCTGATGAGTCGATCTGCGGTGGTGTCAACGTAGTACTGGTATTTCCACTGGTCTTTTCCGACAAGGTTTCGTCGCTTGTAGGCGACTGAGTATAGTGGTTCAATACCAGTTGTAGTGCTAGCAAGTATACCGATAGTTCCTGCGGGTGCAATAGCTCGGAAGCTCTTTGGAGGTGAGCAGTAAAGTCTTTTAGCGTGCTCTGTAGCCGCTCTAGTTGATCCATCTCGATAGATTGCAAGATATTGTCGGAGTTCACCATCTACTTCATACCCTTTCCCATTACGTAGTAGCCATTCATGGACCCCCATAAGACCAAGACCAATACGCCTATTCTTTTCACGAGTAGCGTAGACTTTCTCATAAGGAAGTTCAGCACGAATACTTCCACAAATTAGAAACTTTGCAGCCAGGTCAACAGTGATTGCAAAGTCTTCCAAAGAATCATGCGCTGCCAGATTAATGCTACCAAGATTACATACGTCGCTATCTGTATCGCTGATAAATTCCGCACACGCATTTCTTAGTGTATGATCCTCTTGTTCCCAGAAATTATAACTATGACCCGGCTCTCCTGTTCGCATCATCTGCCTAACTGACTCATACCAGATTTTAGGCAGATTATAACTGCTGGATTCTGAAGGAAGACAAAGATCAGCAAAGTCTGTATCCCAGTTGATTGAGATATTTGTCATATCAAGTGGAGCTGGAAAGTTGAAGTCATTAGCTTTAAGTTCAACTATTTGAGTTGGCCAGTCTTTTATGTGTAAGAATGGCTCAATGTCCCCATGCTGCCAATTAAGGCTAGCATAGAGAGCAGAACGTCTACTTCCTCCTTGCATTACATTGCGACCCACCTCATTAATACTTTGCATGAGGGGTATCGGACCTGAAGATATTCCACCAGTTCTTTTAAGTACTCGACCGGATTCTCGTAAGATGGAGTAGTCCACACCGACACCACCCCCGGACATGAGAGCATCACTTGCACATCGTAAGAGTCTTCCCCATTCTTCACGCGTGTCTTCTTCTGCCTTGAGGCAGTAACAGTTATTGTAGAATCGTGCAGTTCTCCCAGCATAATAAAGATACCTCCCTCCAGGAATAAACTTCATCTGGGTAATGCGCTGAACTAACTCATCAATCTCATCAGGGTGCAGTAGAGGTCGGTCCCCAAGAAATAGGGGACCACAGACTGCAGAACCAACTCTCCTAGCTAATGCTGGCCATGTATCATTTGGCCCCTGTGCATACTTAAGTCTAAAGATGTCCTCAGCATATGAGGTTTTCCATTGAAATTTTCCCATTAATGAATAACTCCGCCATTATCCATATCGTCCAACGCAGTAAACAACATCATACAATCATCACATAGAACTAGATACTGTTTATGTTGCCCATTGAGAATAGACTGCAACTCATCTTCGGTCATTTCGTCCCGATCAATATGCAACTCAATATCATCAGTATACAGCTCAATTCCGCACATCCCGCAGGTACAAGTCTTAATCGCAGTCGCACTCATCTTCTATCTCTCTCCATTCATCTTCAAAGGTTCCATCTTCTTTATACTCATCCATGATATAATCTTCTAACAGATCAAACAATTCTTCTACTGTAATATTTAGCTTGTCTACCAGCTCTGCCGGTGTATACTTATCCGCCAATATAGTACGTAACATCATTAAACCTTTCCTGTAGAGCCAAATCCACCAGCGCCCCTTTCCGTCATAGAAAGCTCATCCACCTCAATCAACTCCACTTTAGGTACAGGCACAACTTTAGCTTGAGCAATACGCTCCCCATTAGATACGTAGTAAGGCCAATTATCGGTATTATATAGGATCACCATTACTTCTCCACGGTAGTCTGAATCAACACACCCAGGAGTGTTTAGTACTGTGACTCCTTCTTTGAGGGCCAATCCAGACCGAGGAATAATCTGCAACTCATATCCTTCTGGAATTTCAAATGCCCATCCAGTAGGAATAGCAACACGTTTACGTGCCGGAACTACCTCTTTCGGATGAGTATCCAAACAAGCATACAAATCAAAGCAAGCAGCACCATTGCTGCCATATGTGGGTTTAATTGCATGTTTATTCATCCTCTTGATGTTTATCTTCATCAATCATTTCCTCTCGTAATTGAAGTTCCAGATATGCTAGTGCATTCCATGCCAGATGAGCAGCGTGTCTAAGATTGCTATCAGAATCAAATACCTCACCTATTGCGTCCTTTTGCCAATGCCGTAGTAGTGCGTCCTTATACCTAGCCTTTCCATTTGGGACAGTCATCCATCCATTATCTGAATACTTCTTGGCTCCGAATGTTCCTACTTTGCCAACTTCTTCAAGAGCCCTTGCGAACCCATCCATGACAAGAGAGAGCCGAGTCTTATCCCCGTCATGTTTAGTCCCATCAGTGATTTTATCCATCTGCTATACCTGACCTGACGTTAGCTCGATCAATCAAATTCTCCCTTCCCCTTGTCCATTTACCACAAGATACACATTGATACTGTTGAAACTTACTAACTGCTGTATACGCATACCCCTGCTTCCACATCTTTACTGAGCCACAGTTGGGGCATACTGGTTGTGTTGTTTCAACATATAGAGCATGATTAGGGTGCCCAGAAATCCACGGCCTAAGAATATAGTATATCCTCTCAGTAAGGATTACATCTTTTCGATTATACACCCCCATCTTTGTCCATGCTTCAGGATCATCATTTAAACACTTAACCCATAATTTATGCCCTGAATGCTCTTCTTTAGTGTCACCCAGGAGTTCCCTAGCAAGTTGCTGAAGTTTATTTGAAGGGAATCTAAATTTACTCTTGACAGTATCAAGTAGATCAATATTCTTAAAGGGTTTAGGGGGAGCCATCCCCCGCAAAAGAAAGGTTCTATTAAGGTGCGGGATATCAAATTTCTTACCATTAAAAGTGACAACCGCATCTGCCTCATTAAGAAGCCCATAAATCTCCATAATCATCGCATCTTGGCCATGATGAAATCTGGAGAAGAACATTACTTCGTCTGAATCTAACCATTTTGCTGCCCAACACAGAACGTCATGTGGCTGTAGAAGCTGATCTACACTAACATTCTCTTTCCATAATCTCCATACATGTGCAATATTAGGCGCTGTCTCAATATCCAAGATAAGAATTTTCAATGGCTATCCTTTCTAGTTCGCTTCTTGTTCTTCTGTTGTCGTGCCTTTTCGAGGTTGGCGCGACGGGCTTCCTTAATTTGCTCCAAGCGTATTTGCTCATCGAGATATCGTTGGATGACCGCTTCTTCTGCAGCTTGGATATGGAAGCATATAAGCTCTTCGATATTCTCTTTTTTCCCATGAATTAATGATTCCCTGAATCTGTCAACAATTAATTTAGCTCTTTCTTTGGCTAGCACGACGTTGTTTGTTCTCCTCTGTAGATTTAAGTTTATGGCACTTTTTATCTAAGACTTGAAGATTCGTAGCATCACAGTACAATCGGCTAATGATTTGATCGAATGTCATATCCTTTGCTTTTTGCCCAATAGGAATAACAGGATCAATATGATCTACTTGCACCTCTCTTCTTCCAAAGTCTTTCTTGCAGATAGCACAACGATAGCGAGCTCCCCCTTGTGGCCCCTTTTTACGAGGGCACTTAGCGGCATTCAGCACTTCAATATAAATAGTAGACCTAGAGAATGTTCGTTTAATCGACGCTACCAATGAATTAAAATCTTTAGGATGCAATTGGATTGTAGTTCCTCCTGATACACCATAGTTGTTTTAAACAATCAAACATAGCGTATCCCGTTGTAAGTTCTTCGTTAGTCACTTCCACTGGATGAATCAATCCCGGATCAGAGATGGATATAAAGATAATAATTCCACGCATATCAGGTTTGCCTAGTCCCTGACGATATGCCCCTAACTGCATCCAGTGATTCTCATATGCCTTGGGTAACTTAGCTTGTGTAAAATCTTTGGTCTTGAAATCTACTACGATATTCTCGGAATATGCGTCTATCTTCCCTCCAAAGCCAGCGTGAGCAAATGATTGCTCTGCTACCCACTCTGCGGATAATGATTGAAGATAATCTGTAACGGCATACACATGTGGTGTGTAGTTTACATCAAACTCATTACCACACAGTGCTTGTTCTATTGCCCAGTGAATCTCACCGCCTAATGTGGCTTTTTCTTTCACCGGGGCTTCTGCCATAGCTATAATACGATTAGCATAATCAGTATTAGTTTCAGTAGCAAAATGAGGATTCTCGTATGCTACTTCAACAGCTTGTCGAATCTTCCAGCTTGTGAGATTTGGTGCTGCCATCTCTTTGATGATGCCAGTAACAGATGGAAATAGATTAAGTTTCTTTGCATCTCGTAGAGTGGTAGGCCGAAGCCCACCACCCTTAGCCTTTTCAATCTCATAGAGAGGAGTCCCATCAGATTGATACCAATGTCCTCCCTCTGCTAAAAAATCAGCCAATATTCATAGTCCTTTGTTGGTGTTCTGTGTAGTTACATTCACTACACTTGAAGTACATATCAGTCACCACATAGGTAGGAGATATGGTAGTTTCAATGAGGACATTACCCTCGCCTTTACACCTCATACATAGTAGTTTATACTCTCGCTGCTTAGTCCCCATACTCTTCCTGTTCCACATCCACAGCGTCGACATCTTGATTTTCAATGCCAGATACTGTTTCGGTATTCTTCAAAAATGGCAGTAGTTCACGAGCTGTCTGCAGTATCTCTTCAATAATAAACTCACGCTTCTTTAAATTAGCGGCTGAATAAGCATTTCCTGTTTGTGCTAGCCCAATCACAATACTGCTTGCTTCTTTTAGTGCCACAGCACGAGCAATAGCCTCGCTATTATCAGATTTGGGCTGATACTTAGTGCCCTGATCTGCTGTTCCTTGATCTGTGCTACTTGGGGGGGCATCAATCTTAGTAATTTTAGAGATGTTTTTAAACTCTCCGTTTGATGAGAAGTCGATCTGAGCCCAATCTCCTACTTGAATATTCAATAGGTCTTTAGCTGGATCGCTATTCCCAAACAAGAACTTAGTTACCGGCGGTTTAGCTTTTCCTTTAAAGGGTTCAGGCTGATAAGTAAATCTATGCCCCTTGTAGGATTTACCGTTAGCAAACTTTTCTTGTACGTTTAGTTCGATAGCTGTAATCTGTGCTTTCAAATGATACGCTCCATTCTCCCCCATGAGGGGCCAGCATCGGCCTCACCAGTAATAGGAACTGGAATAAGCCAATTAAAATGTTTCTCTGCAAGTATAGGAAGTTCTTGAAATGTGTCAATACAAATCTTTGCAACAGGTTTAACTATTGCATCTGGTAAATCAAATATGATGCTGTCATGAACAGTCATCACCATGAGAGCTTGAGGGTAGGCAGCCAGTAATCTCTTGCGTATATATACCAGAGCTAGTTTGATTAAATCACCTGCTGTCCCTTGTACGGGGTAGTTTCTAATTTGAGTTACAGAATAGTCCCAGTACCCCTTTTTATTTTGTTTTGTGAAGAGCCAGCGCCTTCCTGTTGGGCCAATGATTTCTCCTGTTCTACGTACTGTGTGAACCCACTCTTCGTGGGCTTTGAACATCCCAGAATACTTTGCATAAAAGGCATCCATGATACTTTGCCACTTGTGCATAGTGAAGCTTGGCATTTTGTTGTCCATGAAGTAAGCATATGCCGCAGTCTCTGGATTTGCATAGATAGCTCTGAAATTAAATATTTTAGCATCAGTTCTATTCTCTTTGGTTAGTGGAAGTTCCATTAGATCAACACACGCAGCAGAATGTTGATCTACACTATTTCTGATCTCATTCATCATTACTTCATCTTGAGTGAGAGCAGCCACGACCCTCCATTCGATTTGGCTTAAGTCAACATCAAGAATCATGACAGTTTAGAAAATTTGAGTGATTAAAGTGCGTATCTGATGTGACCCAAATATTTCTCATATTAATTTATTCCTCAATTAATGTATGATCCCTTCTATACCCCGACCGGCTAGGTATGAGGTGCGTTCGGCTAGACATACAAATAGGGCAGCTTTTTCCAATAGGGGTACTTTTAATTTTAAAGAGTTCAAATACTACCAAACAATCTTCGCATTGATACTCATAGATTGGACTCATTTAAAATCTCGTGACAAAGCACTTCTTGACTGGTCCATTATTACCGCGCGGTAAATTCTGTTGATTAGGATCATTACAAGACGTCCTTCCTGTTTTAGTTAGTGCTTGGTTGACATTAGCATGAATCATTCCTGCTACTGCTAGAACTGGAAATTTATCATAATAAGACGACTTCAATTTTTCTAGTCTAGCACGGGCATACATCAAATCAATGACACGTTTTTGTTCCTGAGTTTTTGCCTTAAGTAAAGGTAGGCTTTCTTTACTGACTGAATAAATACCAGCGCTTGCTGTTTCAGGAATGCCGCACTCTTTTGGATTGAAGCCAAAACCATTGATTCGCTTTTCATACTCAACTGTCCTTTCTTTAATTTCACCTTTACGAAGACCAGTCTTGAATCTGTATGGTTGCCCATCAACTATAACAGGTTCTTGTCTAGATTCTAGATAAGTTCCACCAAATAATCCTCGGGATAACCACTGATTCGTGATCTCAGGTATACCAAGTAATTCCTTTAACTCACAATCCATCTGTTGAAGTCTCGCTACAGCTACTCGTTGGTATCTAGATGTACGCAGGAGATTAACTCGCATCCCATTGAATTCCATCTCATGGTAGCATCTGATGACTTCCATTTCTAGTGATAGTAGTGACAACATCTTTCCAACCTGTTTAGTCTGATGCTTGAATAATAGCATAGCATTCAAGGCATCTTGTTCGCAGTAGGTTGACAAGATATCCGCAGGGATTTGATCTGTCTCTATATCAGCTTCCCAATAGATTTTGACCCGATCTTTCTTAGCGGGTAGTTTGTAGAGTTTACACAGGGTATCCAAAGATAAACCTTGCATCTTCTGTTGTCCCCGTATAAGATACTCCACTACCATAGTACACCAGAGTTTGTGTTCTTCTACATTGATGCCTAGCTGTTTTAGCCAGTGTAACTCATACTTAAGATTATGCGCTATTACTCTATCGAATGAGTTGAGATATTCCTGTATCTCTCTCACGCACTGAGCAATAGATTTAGTTGCGGCTGCATGATTTAAGAACCATGTCCGAGTCACTCCGGCTTCGTCTGCTGCTGAAAAACAAACAGCATATGCTTGTGGTTGCCAAGGAAAAGAATACGGTAATTTAGTGCACTCAAAGTCAATGGCTACATTTCGCATTATGCTCGCTTATAAAAGAGTTGCAAATCATCTGGATTCTGAACTACGCAGTATTTATTTACATACTCAATAGACCCATATGTGTTGGTAAGATCATGCTTCTGATTTAATTGTGATACTAAAAATTCTCCAGGACGTACTTCGATTGCGTAACCCGTACTCTTTCTTTTTGGATTGACACTTTTAAAGGTTACTATGCGAGGATATCTAATAAAGATTCGCTTGATCCAATTCCAAGGATTAATCATTGTACCTCCCAGTCAAATTGTCAAAGGTTACTAGATATGTTGCATGATTACCTTTTAGTTTATTCTTACAGAAGGTAACGTACCTCACATTATCCTTTCCTAGTTCATGCCCAATACCAATCACATAGTCAAAAGCTCCAGCCTTACCTGTCTTACCTGAATCTAAGTTGGCAAGTGTAAGCACCCTTTTATTCTGGGCATCTACATCTGCTTGCCCAACTGTAAGCATATCCATCTTCCAGAGTTTATTGCAACGCTTTACCACTTCTCGCAGTTGGTCGTATATAGCCTTTAATTTTTCTGCACCATTACCAGCATCCTTTGAGCCTTTGTAGTGAACTTTATCACCTTGGTCTATAATGACCAATCTTGGTCTATATTCTAGACACAGCTTCTCAATTTGTTCGATTGAAATGACAGCCTCGTCAACCAGCTTAATCCGATACCCTCCTTCTCGTTGATAGATTTCTTTGGCAATGTCTCGTTTGGCTGACAGTTCATCCTCAGACATGCCTGTAATTGCAGAATACTTACGCCTGATAATTTTACTCGGAGCTTCTTCGTTATTGAACCACAACACACAGTCATTGTCTGTAAGTTGGGATGCAATATACGCCACCTCTGAATGACAAAAGGAAGTCTTTCCGGTTTCTGGTCGAGCAAACAAATGCCCCAACGTACCTCCCGATAAACTTCCTAACCCATTACGTAAACACTTAAGTCTAAATTGTAGTCCATCTTGTTCTGCTTGATCCAGTATTGAATCAATATCCATTTCAGTAAATGGGCTTTCGTCCATAACTTGGGGAATGTATGACTCATACTGGCTAAGGATATGCTTTACTGATTCAAAGTTGTCTCCTTGATCTTGTCCTGTTACAACAGGCAAGACTTTATTAAGCAATTGATTAGCAAAATCACGTTGCACAAGATTGTGGATTAGCTCTTCTGTTATATCTCTTGAAACATCTAAAGAGTATAACTTATCAATAAGTTCCTCATATACTTCCCGGTGTTTGTGTCCGGGATATTCTGAATTGTATAGCAAATACAATTCATCTTTAGATA